CCGGATACGCGGTCGGCATCACGGTGACGCTCGGCGGTGACGGAAGCATGACGCTTTCCGGGACCAAGGGCAAGATCGCTATCCAGAAAATCGCGTGAGGTGATTTAAGTGGCCTATCAGCGGAAGATCTGGGCGAACGGTGACCAGCCGACGGCGGCGGCGCTGAACAACATCGAGGCCGGGATTACCGGCGCGGAGACACAGGACGCTGCGATCAGGACAACGATCAGCGGGATTGAAACGCGCATCGGGCAGGACGAGGTCGATATTGTCGGCGAGAGCGAAGAAGCGCTGGGTTTTTCGGATGACCTGACATCGATCCAGAATACGAGGCGGGAAACGCAAAACATCTGCAACGCTAAAAGCGCTCAGACCGGATCGGGCACGACCTTTGATATCTACTCAGTCGTTTACCAGCCGTTTGTAAACCTGATAGCATATGACAGCGTGGCAAAGGGCCTGAAATGCCTGGTGGCCGGCACCTATTTAGTGATGGTCGACGTCTGGCTGAAAAATACAGACGTTACGCTGAACATGCGCAAAAACGGATCCACCGTGGAAGACGTGGTGAGGCTCCAGACCAACAAAACCACCGTGATTGCGCAGCGGGTGACAGGCTACAGCCTGGTGACGCTGGCGGTGAATGACATATTGAACTTCGCGGTCAGCAGGAGCACATCGCTGTACAACACGGGCTATGACCTCAATATCATCCTGTACAAAATCGCGTAGGGGAGGGATACGATGATCAATTATGACCTTCCGCTGAATGTCGACCTGGGCGACGGATTCCGAACCATACGCGGGCTGTTTCCGAACGTCCTGGCATTGCCGGGCAACAAAAACGCGCACACATGGATCTTCCGCATCAAGCGAAACGGCGTGGCGGAAGACCTGACCGGCGCGTCCATCCTGGGCAAATTTGAAAACGCCAACGGCGTCACCATCCCGATCCTCGGGACCATCGCCGGGAACACCTGCTCCGTCACCATGGATCAGAGCTGCTACGCGGTCGAAGGGAAACTGCGCTGCGTCTTCACGCTGACCACCACGACCGTCGGACCGGTGCCACTGGCGGACATCACGATCTCTGTGTCCGAAGCGATAAGCCCCGACACCAGCGACCCGCTGGACATCATCCCGGACATTTCGGAACTTCTGGCCATGGTCGAAACCCTGAACGGCGCGACGGAAGACGCTGAAGCGGCCACGCAGGAGGCCCTGGACGCAGCTGAGGTTGCGTATTCCGCGAAGTTCCGTGTGATGGGGCTCAAGGCGACGATCGACGCGCTTCGGGCTGAGCGCCCGCTAGGCGAAGCGGGCGACGCGTTCGCCGTCGGCACCGCCGCATCGAACGTGATCTACATCTGGGATATCGATGTGGGCGACTGGGTCAGCATCGGTGCAATCCCGGTAAGTTTTGCCGAAACCGATCCGACAGTGCCCAGCTGGGCGAAGCAATCCGTGAAGCCCAGCTACACGGCGCCGGAGGTGGGTGCACTGGGCTTTAAGCGCGCGCCGTACAACACCTGCATTCTGTTTGGAGACAGCATCACGATAGCCAATGGGACGGACGCACTTACACGGGATCCGTCATCCGCGCTGCAGACGAACGGCGAAGGCGGCTACATGACCTGGGCCAACATCATGCTGTGCCACCGGTTCAAAATCCTCACCAACAAGGGCGTGAGCGGGAACACGACAGGGCAGATGCTCTCCCGGCTCTCGGCGGATGTGCTGAACTTCAAGCCAAAGGCTGATTACGTGTTTGTGATGGGTGGGACGAACGACATCGCCGCTGAAGATACAACAGCGACAGTCGCCAACATCACATCGATCTGCGACCAGATCCTTGCAGCTGGAATGCGCTTGGTACTATTCACGGTTCTTCCGTCTACACTCTGCTCGACCACAAGCAAAAAGGCCTTTTTGGCGGCGGTAAATACGGCGATACGCGCCTATGCCTCCGCGCACTACGACACGGTGATCCTGGTCGACGCGTACAAATCATGGAATCCGGACGGATCCGGGCGTGACGAGGGCACGCCGCCGACGGATTACACCATTGACGGGACGCATCCTTCCCGGTTGGGGGCGAAGGTGCTGGGCGAAGCGACCTACAACGCCACCGCTGGCCTGGTGCCGCCTTTCGATCACTACGCCGGGGCGACGCAGATCAACCCCAACCCGCGCATGCTGGGGACTGGTGGCTCCTGGGGCGGTTCGGGCGGTACCGGCAGTGTTGCAACGGGATACAGGGTCAATACCGGCGGTGCGGGTTTCACGGGCTCCAAGGTTGCGCGAACCGATGGGCTCGGGTACTGGCAGCAGGTGGTGAATCCGACCGGCGGCTCCGCCGTGACCTGCAGCATTGAAATGAACGCCGCGCCCATCGCCACGACGGTCGGCGACCTGGTGTTTGCGATGTTCGACTTCGAGATCGACGTGGCGTCAGGCGATGAAAGTTATATTGAGAATGTGTCTGGTCGAATCCTGATCGCAGGTGCGACGAATAACAAATCGACAGACCTGCAGTATTCCGGAACGGCCAGCCCGCACAAGGCGTACATCCGGAAGGGCACGATGGTCACCCCGGTGATCACAATCGGCGCGAGCGCGACGGGCATCAACCCGCAGTTCTTCTTCCTGGCGAAGGGGACAGTACGGGTCGGGAATATCAGGGTGTTCAAGTTATAACAGATACAGAGGATTAAGGAGGAGAGATCATGTCGGCAGTGGAATTTACCATCCTTTCGATTGAGCAGGACAACTTCACCGGTGACCGGGACGAAGAGGGCACCAGGGTGCCGCGTATGCACTTCCTGATCAACCCGACAACCGACATGACGCTTCTGCCCGACTGCCTGCCCGGCAGCACCGCCGGAGACGTGGTGTACTACACTCAGCCGACCAACGCCAGTGCGGTTTTCAAGATGAAGGACAACGACGGCACTTGGAAGCCTGAGTAAGGAGGAGAGCGCATGAGAGATGCATTTATTGATAACGCGCTCAAGAACGCGGGGCTGAAGGTGCTAGGTGCGCAATTGGCCGAAATTGCGACGCGCGCCCATACGAACGATGAATTCTTGTACGGCGATGTTGATGTAGACGACGCCGTCTGCTTAAAAGCGGTTAACCGACTTACCCTGCCCACATACTGCGAAGGCGCGGACGGAGAAGTGGTTCATCCGAGCATCAAGTATTTCAAAAACAAGTGGAATGGCTATCACTACTGGATGGCGATGACGCCGTATAAGGACACCAATTCCATCTACGAAAATCCGTCAATCTTGGTGTCAAACGACGGCCAGACGTGGATTGTGCCGCCCGGTGTGACCAACCCAATCGTGCCGCGCCCGGCTTCTGGTTTCAACGCTGACCCTTGCCTGTTCATGGATACGTCCAATATAACCATGTACATGGTATACAAGTATGCGTCCACAAGGAAGTACACCAACATATTGTATACCACGGACGGCGTAAATTGGTCTGCTCCGGTGTCGATCACCGACAGCGTGGACGAGTATATCTGCCCAATCGTCTTGTGGGACAGCGGCGCTTATGTCATGTGGTATCTGGACGCTGCCAATAGCAGCGTACTGACATTCCGAACTGCCACAAACCCGTTGGGCGCTTGGTCTGATCCAACGGTATGCACAGTGACGATGCCCGCCGACGTGACTATCTGGCACTATGATATTGTGAAACTGAACAACCAGTATCACATGATCGCGCATTGCAATCCTACGGACGCAACAAAAAAAGGATTGTACTTTGCGAAAAGCAATGACGGAATCAACTGGCTTATGGCGCGGAAACCGTTGCTAACCAATACGGTATCGGGCGGGGCGTGGGATACCAACTCGCTTTACAAGGCCGCCATGATCCCAATGATCGGGGACGACGGTCTTCGGTATGCGTTGTATTATGGCAGCAACACCAAGTTCTATATCGGGTACACCGAAATCTTCTTTAAGAAAAACGTGCTGCGCAACATGCACGCGGCGGAAATTAGTGCAGCGAAGAACGGGCTGTACCCGTGGATACTGTGTGACACTTTCGCGCGGGCGGACGCTTCCGCTGGGCTTGGTGTAGCTGATTCTGGGCAGACGTGGGCGAAACTCAACGGGGAACTTGGACTGTCTGGTGGCAAGGTTTACGCGCCCGGTACTGGTTACGATGGCGTTTACAAGATCGACATCGGGAAAACCGACTACTATCTCAGCTTTGAAGTACCCGCATGGGCCGTCACATCGGAAGTGCTGATCCATTTTAGGCGCAAGGAAAGTCCATTGGGCTACTTGAGGTTTGGTCTCTCCGCGAATTGTTACGGACTTTTCAAATACGCCAATAGCGCATCCAGCACTATCTTCAAGCACAAGAACCCCGCTGCTGGTGATTGGCTTGCGGTCAAGTGTATAGGCACTAAGATCCAGTTTTTCATTAATGGATTGCTTGCATACACACATACAGAAACCGACCTGACCACCGGAACCATTATCGGCGTCGGGCTTTACGGGGCGGACGGACGGCTGGATAATCTGATCGTCCGCGACATCGTTTAGGCGCAATCGACCCCTATTGCGCAGTAAGGAGGCGACAATGGTGCCGGGGTAATCAAGCGGTTCCTTCTCCGCGTCGTGAGGGCGGCGCACTTCCTTCCGGATCGCTGGGCGATCCTTTTTTTGTACCGGCTACAGCTGGGGCGATGGCCGAACCTGGCCGCGCCGCAGCTTTTCACCGAGAAGCTGCAATGGATGAAGCTCCATGACCGGAACCCGCTATACCGCATATGGGTGGACAAGCTGGCGGTGCGGCGATGGATCGCTGAGCACATCGGGCAGCGGCTGCTGATCCCCGCGTTGGCGTTTTTTGACTGCCCTGTCGAGATGGCCGAGCAGATACACAATATCCCGGTCCAGCCGATGATGATCAAGTGCAGCCACGGGTCGCACTGTGGGATCCACATCCGCGATCAGATCGCGGTGGACATGGACGCCATCATGTGGCGCGTGATGCGGTGGACGTGGCGGGACTGGTACTGGTACGGCCGCGAGTGGCCGTACAAGGGCCTGAAGCCGAAGATCCTCTGCGAGAAGTGGATCGGCGCCGAGGACGGCACACCGCCCGTCGACTACAAGCTGATGTGCTTCAACGGCCGGGCGCGGGTGATCCAGATCCACCAGAAGAAGCGCTACGGACACCAGATCGACTTCTACGACACGGGCGGTTACAAGTTGCCGTTCGGGCTGCATGGCTACGCCAACTGCGGCCCGGCGCATGCGGAGATCCCGCAGCTGGCGCGGATGATCGAAATCGCCGAGCGGATCGCCGCCGGCACCAGGTACCTGCGCGTTGACCTGTACGTGGTCGGCGGGCAGGTTTTTTTCGGGGAGATCACGATGTACGACAGCTCGGGCTTCGGGCGCTACACGAACGGCGGCGACCGGATCCTGGGCGAACTACTGCAGGGAGGGTGAGAGCATGGCAATCCAACGCGTACCAATCGGCGTATTCGTCCAGTACATCGTCTGGTGTCTGGAAAACAAGTGCGGGTACATCATGGGCGCCTACGGCCAGGACCCGAAGAAATGGTCGAAGGATTCCTACTGGTTCAGGCAATACCACGGCGAGCAGCTGCGCAAGGCGCTCTGGTGGCGCGATCACGCGCCGCTTGTGCACGACTGCAATGGCGGCGCTGAAGGCGCATATCAGGCGGAAACCGGCGTCAACATCAACGCCCGCGCGCGGAACAACTTTGCGACCTGGTGCAGCCCGAAGGGCAGCGGCAGGATCCCGGCCAAGCAGCGCGTGCCGGGCGCGGCGGTCTTCATCGACAATGGCAGCTATGTCAGCCATGTCGGGTACCTGTGGAAGCCGGTCACCACGGGTAAGCCGGAGGGCGACTGGTGGGTGATCGAGTGGCGCGGCGTGATGTACGGCTGCGTCAAGACCAGGCTGTTCGCTCGCGGCTGGAACCGCTGGGGCTGGATGACCAAGTACTTTGACTACTCCGTGACAGGCGCTGAGCCCGCCCAGGACCCGCAGGAGTTCGGGCACCGGACGCTCCGGATGGGCGATGAAGGCAACGACGTCAAGCAGCTGCAGCTGGCGCTGATCACGCTGGGCTTCAGCTGCGGCAAGTGGGGCGCGGATAGCGAGTTCGGGAGCGCGACGCGCAACGCGGTCAAGGCGTTCCAGAAGTCCGTGAGCCTGACGGCGAACGGCGTGGTCGAAGACAAAACCTTCAAGGCCATCAACGAGCGCTTGCCCGAAGATGGTGAAGACCCGGTCGAGCTGCCTGCCGAAACGCCCGAGCAGCTGGTGGAGATCGTGGGTGGCGACGCCTGGATACGCACGCAGCCCAGCACCGGCGGCGCGACGATGGGCGTGGCCACGCTCGGGGACAAGCTGCCGTACCGCGGATGGACCAGCGAGACCGGCTGGCTGGCGGTGGACCTGGACGGCGAGGACGGCTGGGTGTCTGGGAAGTACGCGATGTTGATCAAATAACCGACGAGAGGACGAGCGGCGCATGATCACATGGGAGCAGATGGTAGCCGGGGTTTCGTTCATCGGCTGCCTGATCGCGATCTTTAAAGCCGTAAGCGATTCGCGCCGCGCGGCACGCAAGGAAACCGAAGACAAAGCAGCGGAACGTCAGGGCGTTCAGTCTAAGCTCGAATCTATCCTTGAGAGGCTGAAAGAAATCAGGGACGAGCAGAGCAAGCAGAGGGACGAGAATCAAAAGCTGCGTGAATGCATCGCTGACGCGAAGGCCTTGGCACAGAAGGCGCTGGACCGCATTGAGGCGCATGAGAGGAGGGGCGACGCATGAAGCGATTCTAGAGGCGTTTGCGGCCCATAAGGAAGATCATTACAACAAGGAGGATCATAGGATGAAGACCCTGAGGATCCCGTTTCTTGTACTGCTGATGGCGGCACTGACCTTTGCGGCCATGGTGACGCTCTTCGCGCAGCCTGTTCAGGCGGCGGAGGTGGCGTTCGTGGACGAGACGCAGTCGACAGCCACGCCGTACAGCTGGGAACAGCTGGCTACGATCCCGGGCGCGATCGCAGCCACGCTGCTGATTGTCCAGTATTTGAAGCTGCCGCTGGACAAGGTATGGAAAATCCCGACGCGATTCATGGTGCTGATCATCGCCTTTTGCTTGATGGCCGGCGCTCAGGCGACCATACGGGGCTTGACATGGCCCGACGTTCCGCTGGTAGCCATCAATGCATTCGTCGTGGCCCTCGCCGCCATGGGCGCCTACGAGCTGACATACGCCAAGAAAAACGCGAACGCCACCGGCCCCGGTTCCTGATAACTGCCAGATAGAATGATTGAAAGCCCCGCTGGCCATTTTGGCCCGCGGGGCTTTTTGTTTTGGAAACACAGATATCATGATAAGAAAGATTCGTTCTTCTCGCCATGATGCCGATAATAATTAAAAGGATTTGGAAATGAAGGGGAAAACGTCCAGGACAAGGTATTGGGACGGATCCTCGTTGCGGAAACAACGCTTTGATTTGTGGTACACGATCTCGGAGATGACCGAGCGCAGGAGATCGTTTTTGATTCTGGGGGAGGATTCCGCTTCATAGGAGGCGATGACAGTTCTGACGGTCGGGATGATCCGAAGGATGGCGTTCTCGCGGGATCTGGATTGCTCCAGAGCGGCGGACATGCCGTCGCGGATGGACTGAATGCGCGCGTCCAGCTCGCCGGAGCGCTGCGAGAAAAGTTCGATGGTATAGACCTCACGCTCCAGGAGGTCATAGAGCTTGTTTTTCTGCTGCTCGAGTGCGCGAAGCTCCGTTTCCATCTGCTTCACGATCAGCTGGACGGAATCATCTTCAGGAGTGAGAGCAGGTTGTGTGTCATCAGATTCGGGCGCGAAGTCACGTATCCATGAGCGCAGGATTTCAAGAATAGAGCGTTCCACGATGGGGATATAGGTGGAGAAGCACGGGCAGCCCTCGGTGGAGCAGTAAAGCTGATCCGGGCGCCCGGCGTAATCGGGCTTGCGAACCATGGCCATCCCGCAGACGCCGCACTTGACAAGCCCGGCAAGCGGATTTGAGATAGAGGATTTTGTTTTGATCGGCAGCTGCGCGCGGGTGCGGAACTTCTTCTGCACCGCTTCAAACGTGGCATCGTCAATGATCGGAGCGTGCAGTCCTTTGACGATAAGGGCATCTGATTTCACCCGCGTATGGACGCGCTGGCCATCCTGAATAACGACCTTCTTTTTCTTCTGGTTCCATCGCACATAGCCGACGTAGGCGATATTCTGCAGCATCAGGCGGACGTACCCGCCGTCGAAATCATTGCCGAGGTCGGTTTTAAGCCCCATCAATTTCAGCTGGTTTGCGATTACACGCCCGCCGGCCGGAGCGCCGTTCAAGCCATTCAGGTACCAGTCAAACACCATCCGGACGATGGCCGCTTTTTCAGGTACAATTTCGAGGGTGTAGCCCTTGTCCTTCGGCACCTTGACGCGCCGGTACCCGAACGGCGGGCGGGACCCCATGTATTTTCCTTCGCGCACGCTGGTGACGCGCCCACCCTGTAGGCGGCGCGTGATGGTCTTATATTCGCGCCGGGACATGAACAGCGAGAATTCAAAATACTCCTCGTCCATCTCGTCGGAGGGATCGTAGATCTTCATGGGCGTGATGATCAGCGTGTTTGAGTATTTGAAGGCCTGGGCGACAATGCCCTGATCGATGGTTTCGCCGCGGGCAAGGCGCTCTGTCTCCACGACAAAAACGCCTTCCCACATGCCGGATTCGACCTCCTGGAGGACGCGCTGCATCACAGGCCGGGCGGCGATGGAATCGGCTGAAACGACTTCACGGTAAAACGCGGCGATGGGTTTATTCAGGCGCGCGGACAGATCCTTCAGCGCGGCTTCATGGCGCGCGAGGGTTTCGCCCTCTCCGCGCGCTTCAAGCTCCAGATCCTTGCGCGATTTTCGCAGATATGCCAGATACATCCGTCACACCCCCGTCAAAGAATATTCCGGCCATAAAAAGAGCATGCGCGACGGGCGCACATGCCTATTTTATATGCGAAGAATCAGCTCTCAATATACGGAGCTAGACATTGATATTCAATAGATTTAGGTTTTACTCGCCTGGTAATTACTTTACCATTGGTGAAATGTATGATCATGTTTAGAATGCTTTTGGAACGTCCAGTAGTAACGGAGTAGAAATCAACGGGTACAGAAACGGCGGTAAAATCAGAATCAACATGAGATATAATGACGTATTCAACTTCGGAATACAATTTTTTATAATGTGTATATAGTAACCTTTTTCGTGTGGAAAAACACATTATTGAAACTACCAACATAATTAAAGAAATGACTAGCGGAACAATGAATAATTCTAGATCATTGGGCAGTTCTTTAGCGGCTGCAATTACTGATATAATGGCAGATGTACAACCGATGATTAAAGTTATTAATCCTACAATTAACAAAACAAGTCGCTTAATAATCATAAAAAATACCCCGCATTCATTGGGAATTATTACAGATACCTGTGAGCACCAAAATGCTATATACTGGAACTGCCCGCATGCGGAACACGTCGGCCCGGCGTACTTAGGAAAGGTGCGATGTCGATGTTGTCCGGGTATACCACTGTCTGCGTCCAGTGCGACGCTATGGCGCACATACGGGCTATCGTTTATGTCCGGCAGAAGCGGGTTGAAATTAACCTGTGCGCCGGTGAACGCGGTCTTGTGCTGCTCGACTACAGTCTCGCGACCAACGCGCATCCGACCTCCGCTTAGCCATCCTATCCGCGTAATGCCCGGAACTGTGCGCACAGTCCCGGGCATTTCTCATTGTTCAGCGGCGTTTCCATCGGCATGTCGGGCGCTGACATCAAATGCGGCGCGGGCCGAGGCCAACTGCGCATCCGATTCTTCCCGAACGATCTTGGCGGCGGCGGCCTTAACGTACTCACACATCAGATCGCGTGCACGTGCCGGAAGCTCCAGATACGCGGCGACCAGCGCACGATGCGCAGGCCCGAGGCCGTATTCATCGCAGAGTTTATCTAGGGCTGAATCACTCGTTGAATTGAACATCTCACCTTCGCCGGTACGCATCCAATCCTCGTTGACATTGTAGGTCACACAGAGCGAATGAATCAACTGGTCCGAAGGGGTTCGGTCTTCAATCTCAATTTTAGACAGAGCACCAGAAGATATCCTGAGTCCATCTGCAAATTTCTGCTGCGTCATGCCCAGTGCCTGCCGAACTTCCCTAAATCGCTTCATATTATCATCCCCCGTTAAAAACAGTATAGCAAAGAAACTCGTCACTGTCAATATTTCTGGAAAAAATATGTTGACAAACTCGTCTGTGACGGGTATAATGTTGTCATAGTGATAGGCGATATCGTCTAAGGAGGGGTACAAATGGATCAGCTAAAAGCGGCTGTCGCGTTCATCGACCTGATCAAGGATCTGCCGGAGGACGTGGTTGAGGATATGCTGCTGGTATCGAAGGGCATGGCCATCGTGGCCCGGGACCAGCAGAAGAGCGCCTAACCAGATCGGGAGGGAAGCACATGGTAGAAGTCTCGCTGATCGTTCTTACACTCGCAGTATTTACGGTGGGCGCGGCCGGCGTTGCCGTCGGCTGGAGGGCAGGGGCGAAGAAAGAGCATGACAAGTACGTGGGCCTTGAGATCGAGAACCAATCCCTGATGCGCTACAGCCAGATGCTGCTTGAGGAACTGGGCTGGAAGAACGAAAGCGAGAAGACCGCCTGATGCGGATGTGAAGGAAAGGATGAAATGGAACCATGGAAGACCGTATCTTAAAAGCGTCCAGCCCGGAGTGCGAGGCCTACATCGCGAGCTTGATACAGCAGCTGGACAACGCGCCCCAGGAGCCGGAGCACGGTACATTCCTGGGCAAGAACGAGGATGGCTCAGCAGACTATTTTATCAAGGACTGACCAATCCGCCTGACGGGCGGAAAGCGGACAAACGGGCAGGACATAGGATGATCCGGAGGTGGGTGCGATGGAAGGCGACTGGCTCAAGGACGTGACGCCGTACAAGGTCCAGTATCCATTCGGCAAAGAGGGTACGGTGATCGCCGAAGGGACCCTGCCGAGCGGTACGAAGGTGCGGATCTTCGGGGACGCCATCGTGACCGACCCGGAGGAGCGCCGCCGGATCGACGCCCGCATCCGGGCCGCGATCGACCAGGTCAACATCGGCTTGATGCAGCGGGCAGCGAGTACCTGATAAGCGGCTGGGTGGCGCGGGGCGCCGCGCCTGCCGGGGCGAAAGGCGGACAAGCCATGGGCAAGATCAAAAGCGGCGTGGTGGTGCGCACGATCAAGGTAGCCGGAACGCACCCGTGCGCGCACATCCATGAGTTCGAGGCATACCCCAAGGACGCGCCTGCGCCGGCCGGGATACAAATCCCGTACGAAGACTGCAAGTACGCCGCCGGGGCGTTCGATCTGAACGCTAAGGAGCTACGGAAGCTCTTTACAGTCGAAGGCAATCACATCATACGCGTCGGATGGCCCAGCGCCCAGGGGCCGGGGCCGGGCGTCAGAGGGCATTTTCACCTGACGGAACAAGATTATGAAATTCTTATCGGTGGCAATGACGCCCTCCTTGACCGCAAGCAGGTAGAAATCCCTGAATGACAGGATCATTTCGTCGCCGACGCGGGCAAATGGGACCTGAAATTCGTGGGTCAATTCCTCGGGATCATCACTGTGGGCACGACAGGCATAGCAGAGTTCACCGAGCAGGCTCCTGATTTTGCGGATCTTCTCCTCGTCGGTCACGAAACCACTTCCTTTCAGCGTGAGTATAGCACAACCGACACAAACCGACAACTGGAGGACAGGCCATGGGCAGCATGAGGGCTGGATACACGTACAAGTACCGGCTGACCGAGGATCAGGCGCATCAGCTGGTCAATCAGGCGGCGGCGGTCGGGGTGGACCGGTACAAGGTGAGCGGGATCATCGAAAGCGCGGCGCGCTCGGGCAAGGTGTTCAGCATCATGGGCACCGACGCCTCCGCGGAACTGAAATTCACGTACTGGTTCAAGGAGCTCCCGATCACGATCACACTCTGTACGCTCAACGCGTTCGCTACGCGGGCATGGATGGAAGGAAAGCAACTGGAGGCGCTGGGCTGAACGGAAGGGGGAGCGCGGATGCAGTTTGTGTTCAAAGGGCTGTTGGTTGGGTTTTTCGCCGGGGCGGCGTCGGCGGTATCGGCGGGGGCCGCGTGGCTGTACATCGCGGCGCTGGGGCTGAGCGTGTGGCTGATCGAGCGATACATCTGGACCAGGACGCAGTAGGCGGCGCACCGCAGGAGGGGAAGCACATGGCAGAGCAGGTCAGGC